TTTAATCTCAATCTTTGCATAAAGTACTGCCAGACATATACTTACAACACTGACCTCCGCTTTAATGTCATTTTACTATTTTTATAGCTAAAGTATTTCACTTTTTAAATCCTTGATTATTAGTACTTTATGTATCGTATGAAAATAATCCTCGAAAAAGTTTTTTATTTATGATCTAACTTTAACCATCTTATTAATCAATAACCAATATTATTATGTTAACCAAAAAAGAAATGCTACTCTTAATTCAAGCTTTAAATGATTTAGCAGAAAATCAAGATTGCAGCCACGCCGAAAGTAAAAAGCTATTAGCTAAAATAAAAGATATAAACTACGCATATGTAACTAAAGTAAAGAAAGAACATTGGGGCTTTATTCCTCAAATTTTACTCTAATCAAAACCAATATATAAAAACATATCATGAAACCCAACGGCTTTTTAATTCATGAAGGTAGTAAGAACGGTAGTAAGTTTGCCGTAATAGCTACCCTCAAAACAAGTAACAGGAAAACTGGCAACATGATTCAATTGTGGATTCTGTTATCTGATCACTCGCCAGTTGATGGCGTTAAAAGTGGATTAGATGCTAGTACTATTTGTACAGGCTGCAAGTTTGCGTCGGGAAACGGTTGCTACGTTAATGTCGGACAGGCTCCCAATTCAATTTGGAAAGCATACAAGGCGAATAAGTATCCTAAATTGGATCCTTTCTTATATGATAGCGTGTTTAATGGTAGAAAGGTTAGGTTTGGTGCATATGGCAATCCTTCTTTAATACCTTTAAGTATTATTAAAATGATTACAGAAGCTTGTGACGGCTGGACTGGATATTTTCACGATTGGAAGGAGATGAGTAGAGAAAGAGCTCAGGCATACGGTAATTATTTTATGGCATCAACTGAAACGAATGATTCTGTAAGACGAGCAAAAGAAAAGAACTTAAGATATTTCCATGTATCACCAGAGCAACCAAAAGATACCATTGAATGCTTAGCCGATAGTAAAGGCTTGTCTTGTGATCAATGCCAGCTTTGCAAAGGTAACAGGATAGGGGCTAAGTCAATCTGGATTAATCCACACGGCTCTAAAAAGAAAAGAGCAATTCAACAAGCAATCTCTAATTAATCAACTAACAATATATATATCAATATGAAATTACTATTAACAGACACAACAACTCATGAAGGTTTAATTATACAATTAAATGAAAAGCAAAATAAAAGATTAGAAGATTATGTTAATCAAATGGACGGCTCTCTTTCTATCTTTCATATGTTAACAACTGAAAAGGACATACTTTGGCAACTTGAAAACACTTTCAACGTATACTTTGAAAACATAGAAACAACTAACCAATCAAAAAGAAGTACTAGAAAATTAAGATCAGTAAATGATTTTGAAGTACAAGCTTTTAACAATATTAAAACTTACGCAACTTACGCATGAAAAAACCAAACCACCAAACCTCGGACATACAAGATATGTTCGACTCCTTAAAACCAAGCAAGAAAGAACAGGCGATTGTATGGCTTGTTAGCCCTGTAATTGTGCTTGCCACGTGGGCTTTGTTAATATTTATCTGTAGCCTTTAACCAATAGAAAATAAAACAATATGAAAAAAGAAAAGTACGAATATATATTTGAACACCTTATAGACCGAGTGCTAAAAGAAGAAAGCTTACACTTAGACGATTGGGATTTACCTTGTAAGGGTACTGAAACCGAACGCATGAGATACTGGAGTCGAAACCAAAAAGAGTGTATCAATCATTTTTATATTTACGAAGGTTTGGACGCTTGGGATACAGAGAAAGAAATGCTGAAGGACATAGGTTACAACCCCTTTTACATGGATGTGATTGAAATTGTTAAAGGTAAAAGATTGCCTTGTGTTAACCAATAATAGAAAGAAATAAAACATCATGATAATAAAAGAAAACATTCACACTTCACACTCTTTAAAATCACAGGACGATCACGAAGGTGACAACTACCATTATCAATTAGTTGACGGGGAAAAGTACCTGTTAACTGATGGCGAAGCTGATTGGCTATTCAATTGGGTAAAGGGTAAGTATGCAATTGCTGATCACTTAATAGAAAACATAGAATCTACGCTAACACCACCTGATGAGTTACTAAATAATGGGAAAGCAGAGATACGCTATGTGTACACTATGCAATCAATAGAATTAGGTGAGGCTTTAGAGGCTGATCAAATGTTTCCTAAAGCTGTTATGTTGTCAGATGATAGTGCCTTGCAAGCAATCTTCTTTTACAGTGCCTGTGAACCAGCTTTCTTGGAGTTTTAATAGTGAGCGTTACAGAATACATAGACGAAGTGCCTTTTGTGTACAGAATTGTTAGTGATTACAAGGAAGTTTATATAGAATGGCATCTTAAAGACTTGCCTCACCTGTTCACTGGACGAGCTAGTAGTCACGAGGAAAAGATCGAGCAATATAAATCGGTCTTGAAAGAACTAAAAAAACTAAATAAAACCAAAACATGAAAAAACCAAGAAAGAAAAGAACTACAATTAAAAAATACGGCTTGTACGCTGACCATACTGACCTTAAGGGTGTAACTGAGACACGTCAGATAAGCACCATAGAAACGAGAGACGGAATTGAGGAAGCGAACAGGACAGGTTTTACCTTGTCTAAAATGCTAGGGATGAAATTCTTACACGCTAGGGAACTAATATAATGAGTTTAGAAATGCTACTAATGTTTATGTTAATCTTCTTGCTGAGTCTTGGATTCTTATATACAGACTAATGAATTATAGCACGATAGAAGGATGCATTAGACAAACCATGAGAACAGAAATAACACCTAAAGATTTTAAATATATAAACCAACCTAGAAATATGATAGAAGAAACCATGCACTTCATTATGACCGAGCATTTCAAAGGAGTGCTTGACCCTGACCATAAATACTTTGAACTGTACCTGTCCTTACAGAAACTACTGGAGGAGTACAACAATGATTGATTTTACAAAATATATAGACAGAGAGAAATTACTTATCGATGCGATAAAAGATAGGTTACTAAACATTGGAGAAAGTAGTGCTCAGTGGGTATATGATAATTGCTTTCCTATGGATCAAGATATACTTAAAAAGGACGGGAGAACATATGTTGAAGAACCAGATGAAGGAATAGATTCAATGAATTTAATGGAGGAAATAGTAGATGTAGTCGATGAAGTTAAAGAACAAGTAGATGGTCTGTTTAGTTTTTTAAATGAACTAGAATTAGATTCTTTTGATACTGATATCAATACTGAGTTTATATGGACAAACGATTTTTGGTACAAAGAATTTAAAAAAGGTAAATGGGGAGAGTTGACAAAGAAAACTCAAGCTGACCCTGACTATAAGAATTGGCACATGGAAAAGTTAGTTGAAAGAGAATTAAAGAAAGGAATAGAAGACAATGGAAAATAAATACTGGTTACTTGAACCTTTAGATAGCTACCTAGATATAAACCAAGATGACATCGATGAGATGAAATACTGGTACGGTGAACCTGAAGAGGAAGAACCTGATGCAATGACCTTAGCGAAAGCTAAAAGGGAAGAAGAGATGTTAGAGGAGGACAGGGAATGAACTGGGAAGACTTCGATCATAACGCATTGATTTCTAAAACCTTTCAAGAGGAGGTGACTAAAGCATATGAAACCTTTTGGGGGAAGAAACAATTAGGTTATGATACTGAAGGTAGACGTGTAAGAACAAACCTTAACCGTAAGCGTCCGAAGGAATACCGAGAACAAATATTAAGAGAAGCCTTACATAAAAAGTCTTTGATTGAAAACCATTTGAACGATGAAAGAAGAAAAAAAGATTGAAGAGAGCATGATCTCATGGGGCAAGGCACGATATAGAAAAGCCCAAGAGATTTACAAGAAGCACGGTATGAACTCTGAGTTGCCAGCTTATAAGAAGTTGGGAAGGGAGGTACACGTGCCTATTGAGAACGCGATTAACAAGTTCTTTGTAGATAACGCTAGACCTAATGCACCTGTACCTGTTTGGCTACCTTTTATATGGGATTTAGAACCTGGTCTTGTGGCTTTCTTAGGAGTGAAGGTGTTGTTTGACATCCTGCCGAGTGAACCGTTTATAAGTGAGGCTTCATTTCAATTAGCGAAAGCATTAGAGGATGAAGTACGTGTCCGTTACTTTAAAGAGTACGTGACCGAGAGTGATTGGTTGTTATTAAAACGAGATCAAAAGGATGTACTGACAAGGAATAAATTTGTTAATAAGTTCTGGGATAAAGAAAGAAAGTACCACAAACAAGGACGGTACAAGAGGTTTGAACTTTGGAGTCAACGAAACAAGATTATGCTGGGTTCTTGGTTGATTGAATTGATAAGGATGCAAACTAATTTGTTTCACGTGAAGATTAAGTATTCTATAACGAGACAAAAGAGAAAGACACTAGCTCCTAACAAAGACCTGTACGATTGGATTGATAAGTACGACAAGAACTGTGAAGTCATCCATCCTTTCTACTTAGCTACTCCAAAACCACCTGTTGATTGGGTTGATAACTACGGAGGAGGATATAATTCTGATGGACTACCTACTCTACCGATCATGAAGATCAAGAACAACGATGGTATAAAACACCGTGACTTGTCCGTGGCTTATGAACCTCTCAACAAACTGCAACGAGTAGCTTGGAAGATCAATCCTAAGATGTTGAACTTGATGCAATGGGCTTGGAGTAAAGACTTATCGATTGGAGGGATGGAGAAGAGTGAGTTGTTAGAACCGTTAGAAACTATACCTAATTTAGCATACACTGACCCCGAAGCTTTTAGTGAGTGGAAGAGGAAGGCAAAACAGATTTACGAGTACAACTTTCGAAGTAATGGCAGACGGATGAGGTGCTTGAAGATTCTTAATGTAGCAAAACGCTACGCTGAGATGGATGAGTTCTACTTTCCTTATCAAATGGACTACAGAGGGAGAGTGTACGCAATACCTAGCTATGTTAACCCACAATCCTGTGACTTTGGAAGGAGTGTGTTGCAATTTGCTGACGGTGTAGCGATTAACAACTATGAAGACAGTAGATGGTTACGTGTTCACGGTGCTAATGTGTTTGGAGTAAAGGGAAGCTTTGTTAAACGCTTGGATTGGGTAGATAAGAAGAAGGATTTAATACTTCAGTGTGCAAATGATCCGTTAGAGTGTACATGGTGGCATGAAGCGAGTGATCCGTGGGCTTTCATACACTTTTGCTTTGAGTTTGCAGAGTTTAAAGAACAAGGATGGGGATTTAAGACGAAGTTACCTTGTCATATGGACGCTAGTTGTAACGCTATTCAAATCCTAAGCATGTTAACGAGAGACGAACAGTCTGGACATCACGTCAATCTACTACCTAACCGTAAACCACAGGACATATACCAAGAGGTAGCCGATCAAGTGTACGACAGGTTAATGAAGGACAAGAGTAAGAATAGTTTAGCTGGTGACTGGTTAAAGTTTGGTGTAGACCGTAGCTTTACTAAGAAGATAGTAATGTGCAAGCCGTTTGGTATGAATGGATACACTAGTAAGGATGCACTGGAGGAAGCTGTTGTTAAACGCTTGAAGGAGGGACTAGGTAGTCCGTTTAGTAAGGAGGATTTCAACGAGGCTATGATCTACCTTGCATCCTTGATTAACGACAAAGCAAATGCTCTTATCTCACCCCATTTAGAATTGATGAGGTGGTTTAAAAGAATAGCAAGGACTGAAGAACCTTTGAGCTGGACTACACCCTTTGGATTAGAAATTGTACAGGCTTTGTATGACCAAACGATTATCAAAGTACACAGTATCTTGAACATGCAAAATACTATCCTTGCTTTTAACAGTAAACAAAAGGAGGTAAGTAGTAAGAGGATGGCACGAGCTATCGTACCTAACTTCATACACAGCCTTGATGCAAGTGTTATGATGGAATTAGCTTGCAAAAGTAATTATTCTATAGCATGTATACACGATAGCTTTGCAACTCAAAGCCCGAACGCACCGAAGATGCACCAACAATTAAGAGAGATTTACACAGAACATTTTAGCGATGATCTTATCAACAAGTTCAAGGATGAGGTTGAAGCAAAGCGAGGATGTACACTGGAAGACAGCCCTGAACTTGGCACACTAGATGTGTCGGCACTAAACGACTGCCAGTATATATTCTCATAATAAATAAAACACAGAAAAACAATGGCGATAAAATCAAGACAGAAAGAACAAGCAATAACGACATCAGTAGGCACTGCTCAGTACCCTTGGGTTAACACTCCGAGTACAAAGTTTGTACCTGAAGGAGAGTATAGCTGTGGTATAATACTAACGAAACAAGAAGGTGAATCTATTTTTAAAAAGGTAGAAGCTATTCTTGAAAACAAACAAAAGGAACAAGCAGAAGAATCAGGTAAAGATTTGAAAGATGTAAAGACATATCAGTTACCTATTCAATTAGAGGGAGATACTTATGTATTAAAATCTAAGTTGAAACCAGTGAATGGTAAGAGTAAGGATGGCAGTGAGTACACTAGGTCATTAGGTCTGTTTGATTCCAAAGGTAATCCTTGGGATAGAGAAGTGATCATTAGAGGTGGATCAAAGGTACGCTTAAACATTCGCCCTAAAGCTTGGTTCTCTCCTTCGCTAGGAGCAGGTGTATCATTAGAGTTACTAGCTGTACAGGTAATCGAGTTGGCAGACGGAGCACTATCCAGTCAAGCAGCAGAATCCTTTGGATTTACTGAGGTTGAAGGAGGATATGTGAACGGAGGTGAAACCCTGGACCAAGCCCTCGATGCCGAAGAAGAAGAAGACGTTATCAAAGCAGACTTTTAGGTCTGGATTTGAAGAGAGAATTGCTTCACAACTAAAACGCTGTGGCATTGACTACACATACGAATCGTTAGTCATTGAATATAAGCGACTTAGTACTTACACTCCTGACTTCATCCTCCCCAACGGAATCATTATTGAAACCAAGGGGAGGTGGGTCACGGAGGATAGGTCGAAGCATTTGTTAATCAAGGAACAACATCCTGACTTAGACATTAGGTTGTTATTTCAAAACGCACACAACAAGATACGCAAGGGAAGTAAGACTACCTATGCAATGTGGTGTGAAAAGAAAGGAATATTATATGCACATAAACAAGTACCAAAATCATGGCTTTCACTAGAACGCATCAGCAGTGTGCAAAGTGTGGATCGAGTGACGCTCTTGCAGTCAACGAAGACGGAAGCACGATGTGTTTCAGCTGTGCTACATACAGTCGAGGCAAGCAACAAACTATGACACTACCAACAACCAACAACGATACATCATTTATACAAGGAAAACCACAGGAAGTAGCGAGAAGGAACTTAACTAAAGAGACTTGTCAGAAGTGGGGCTACCATATAGGTACGCACAACGGAGAACCAGTACACATCGCTAACTATAAGAGTAGGAACGGAGCACTTGTTGCACAGAAACTACGCTTTGCTAACAAAACTTTCTCAATCAAAGGAGAGCTGTATGGTTTATATGGACAGCACCTTTGGAGTAGTGGTGGAAGAAGAGTAGTGGTATGTGAAGGAGAGATTGATGCGTTAAGTGTTAGTCAAGCCTTCGGGAATAAGTGGGCTGTGGTGAGTGTACCGAACGGAGCAGGTGGAGCAAAGAAGTATGTCAGTCAAGCGATTGATTGGTTGGAAAGCTTTGATAAAGTAATCTTCTGCTTTGATAATGATGACCCAGGAAGAGATGGGGCTGCAAAATGTGCTGCCCTACTGACTCCCGGTAAAGCACACATAGCAGAGCTACCACTAAAGGATGCCAATGATATGTTAGTGGCAAAGCGTAGCGAGGAGTTAGTCAATTGCTTATGGCAAGCGAGAGAGTATAGACCTGATGGGATAGTAGGAGGAGAAGACATATGGGAAGCTGTGATAAAGGAAGATACTTCTGAGTCACAACCCTATCCGTATGCTTCTTTGAATGACATGACACACGGTATAAGACGAGGAGAATTGGTAACGCTATGTGCTGGGTCAGGGATAGGTAAGTCTCTGTTCTGTCGTGAAGTTTGTCACCACCTCTTAGGATTAGGAGAGACTGTAGGTTATATCGCACTTGAAGAATCAGTAAGACGAACTGCACTTGGCATCATGGGCATACATCTTAACAAACCTTTGCACCTTGAGAATGATCTGAAGGAGGAGGAGTTACGCAAAGCATTCGATGAGACTATGGGTAACAAGAACTTCTATACCTATGATCACTTCGGAAGTACGGAGAGTGATAACTTGTTAAGTAAGATACGCTACCTGTGCAAAGGACTAGGATGTAAGTGGATATTCCTTGACCATCTATCTATTGTGGTTAGTGGTATTCAAGGAGATGATGAACGACGGTTAATTGATAACACGATGACACAACTACGAAGCTTAGTAGAAGAGACTGGATGTGGAATGGTGTTAGTATCTCACCTTAGAAGACCACCGAATGGAGGAGGGCATGAGGAGGGAGGAGTCACTAGACTTGCAGACCTGAGAGGTAGTCATTCAATACCACAGCTCAGTGATATGGTCATAGGACTAGAGAGAAACCAACAAAAAGAAAACAACAACGAAACAAAAGTAAGAGTCTTAAAGAATAGATTCTCAGGTGAGACTGGGCTTGCGTCTACATTATTTTACAATGCAGATAGTGGTAGGTACACAGAGAGTGAGGATGTATTCAAAGACAAAACAACCAACGGTAACGATCCGTTTTAATAATATGAAAAAGAAAACAAAAGCAGAGTTCACTGATATGTGTATTAACTTAGCTAAGGACACTGACCCAGAGAACAGAGTAACAGATAATGATTGGTTAAGAGCTTTAAGGAAACTTATACCATATCAAAAATTAATTAAACAACAAAACATACAAACCAAAGAAAGGAATTGAGATGAGATTATCAGATGAAGAGATGTGGTACATTATAAATGATATAGAAAATGCTGTACGAATAGCTTTTGAGAGTCATGTTTTTATAAGCAAAGAATGGGAAAGAAAAAAACCTCAGTACTTACGAGATCATCACAAACAATTTGAGTTTCTTGAAAGCGAAGACTGGAGGTTAGCGATGTGGAATCGTATCGAAAGTCACATGAAAGATAACCTAGATATTTATAACTTGTATGGAGAGAAAAGCAAAGAACTAAAAGAGAGAGCACAAGCACTATGAAAATACTATTCTTTGATATAGAAACCAATAAGATAAACGATTGGGAGACACTGTCTGATCTACATACTTGTCATTGCTTATCTATCTACGATCCAATAGCAGGTAAGATGATTACCTTTAGTGGAGAGGGGATAAAGGAAGGAACAAGGATGTTAGCAAAAGCTGATAAGATAATCGGACATGGCGTAGTAAGTTTTGATCTACCTGCGTTAGCTAAGTTATATAACTTCCATCCACCCTTGGTCCGAGTACAAGACTCGCTCATTATGAGTAGATGTTTACATCCTGACCTAAGAGAGGATGACTTCAAGCGTAAGGATTTTGACCCTGCAATGGTAGGTAGTCACAGTTTGAAAGCTTGGGGACACAGGATGGGTCAGATGTTAAAGCTTACTTACGGTGAGAACGAGGATGCTTGGGACAGTTACAACGAAGAGATGAAGAAGTACTGTGAACGAGATGTGCTAGTAACTAAGACCTTGTATGAATACTTAATCAAGTTAGAACCCAGCAAGAAGATGTTAGCTATTGAACATTGGTTCGCTTACATCATCAGGTTACAAGAGAGTCAAGGCTTTGCTTTTGATATAGATAAAGCTGAACAACTGGAGCAGAAGTTAAACGGTATCCGAGCAAAGTTACAGGATGAGTTGCAAGCAATGTTTGAACCTACCGTTAAGAAGATGAAGACTCCGAAGGGATACTCATTAACTATCGAACACAAGGATGGAGTGGAGGTTATCAATGCACCTACTAAAGCAGCACTTAAAAAGATACTGAAGGATAGAGGCATGGTACAGAACTTAGTTAACAAAGCTGAAGCACTCGATGTAAAGGAAGAGATCATACCTTTTAATCCTGGTAGTCGTAAGCAAATCAAAGAAAGACTAGAAGAACTAGGGTTTGAAATACCGTTATCGAATGACGGTAAGACTGTGAAGATCGATGAGTCTACACTTAAATCAATAGACCATCCATCTGCCAAGCTTTTGCTCGATTATCTGTTAGTCGTAAAAAGACTTGGGCAATTAGCTGAAGGCAAGAATGGATGGCTAAGATTAGTTAAGGATGGCAGAATCCACGGACGTGTCAACACTAACGGAGCAGTGACAGGAAGGTGTACTCATAGTCTACCTAACCTCGCACAAGTACCAGCTACTAGAGCAGAGTACGGTGAGGAGTGTCGTTCTTTATTTATAACTAAGGAGGGATACAAGCTAGTAGGTTGTGATGCTAGTGGGTTAGAGTTAAGAATGCTTGCACATTACCTATCGACTTGGGATGGAGGAGAGTACTCTAAAGCTATACTTGAAGGAGACATACACTCTGTTAATCAGAAGGCAGCAGGGTTAAAGACTAGAGATCAAGCTAAGACATTCATCTATGGATTCCTTTACGGAGCAGGGGATGCAAAGATAGGTGAGATCGTAGAGGGTACAGCACAAGATGGGAGTAGATTAAAGAAGAAGTTCCTGTCTAACTTACCTGCGTTGAAGATACTTAAACAACTAATCCAAAAGAAAGCAGAACAGAACGGATGCTTAACAGGACTAGACGGTAGGATTCTACCGATAAGAAGTGAACACGCTGCACTCAATATGTTACTTCAATCTGCTGGTGCTGTACTAATGAAGGTAGCTTTAATTAAACTACACACCAAGCTTACTGACATCGGATGGCAACACGGAAGAGAGTATGCATTCGTAGGTAACATACACGATGAGTTCCAAGCTGAGGTTAAACCTGAGTTAGTAGAGACATACGGAGAGTTAGCTGTCAAAGCAATCCAGTCAGCAGGTAGAGAGTTAAAGATGAAGTGTCCTATGGATGGTGAATATAAAGTAGGAGAGTCATGGGCAGAGACACACTAGAGCTTGAACATGATTACTACTTGTCGCTTGCTAACCTGTATGATACAACTGATTTGAACATGCCTTCATCAAACGCACAAAGGATAGGAGCAATCGCAGAGTCTAGGTTTACAACAGAATGTTTAGAAAGAAACTTCGAGCCTCATTTACCTACAACACCTATGCCTTGGGACTTCATTGTCACCTGCCCTGCTGGTACTTTAAAGGTGCAGATTAAATCAACAACCCAAAAGTCATCAGCTAATAGTTATACAGTATCTACCAATTCAGGAGCAATAAACAAGGGAGCTATGTGTGAATCAATAGATGTAGTAGGATGCTACGTTATACCTGAGAAGACATGGTGGATGATACCAAGAAAAGAAGTGAACGCACTAACCTTAAAGGTAAGTATGTTACCACAAAGTAAATCAAAATATAAAAAATACCAAGAGAACTGGAGCATATTCTATGAGTAAAACAACCATACTAATTGACGCAGATGTGTTAGCATTTGAATCGTCAATCATAGCACAAGAAAATATACAATGGGAAGAGGAGCTTTGGACTGTACACGCAGACATGGCAGTAGCAAAGGAGCGAGTCATTGGAAGGATAGAACAATTCAAAGACTTACTTAAAGCTGATGAAGTAGTGTTAGCATTGAGTGACCGAGCGAACTTCAGAAGGAAACTATTCCCTGAGTACAAGTCTAACAGAAGGAAGTCAGTACTACCTATCATCTTAAAACCTATGAAGGAATGGATGATCAATGAACTAGACGCACAACTGTGGGCTAATGTAGAAGCTGATGATGTACTAAGTATCCTTGCTACTGAAAGACCTAACAGGTTAGACAAGCGTATCATCGTATCAATCGACAAGGACTTCAAGAGTGTACCAGGAATCTTCTATGATTATAACAGAGAAGAATACCATGAACCCACAGAAGAAGAAGCAGATAACTTCCACCTACTACAAGCACTCATGGGAGATTCAACAGACGGTTTCAGCGGAGCAAAGGGAGTAGGAGCTGTGACTGCTAAGAAGTGGTTGGATGAACACGGATACACTTGGGACTCTGTTGTCGCACTATACGCTAAGAAGGGACAAGACGAACAAGATGCTTTGATGAATGCTTGGATGGCAAGACTATTAAGAAAACAAGAATACAATAAGAAACAAAAACAAATAACAAAACTATGGACACCGAAGAACTACCAAACTCTGGAAAGAAAGAACATTATGCCACTGGTGCGGAGCGTGACAGGGCTACTGGACGGGGACGATTCAGCCTTATTCCTCCAATCGCCCTTCGATCCCTTGCCCTCAGATTTGAAGAAGGAGGAAAACTCTACGGAGACAACAACTGGCACAACGGATTCCCACTCAGTAGATTAATAGATAGCATGAGTAGACATCTGTTAGCACTTAGTGAAGGAGATGATTCAGAAGATCACGCAGGTGCTATACTGTGGAACGCCAGTGCTTTCCTGTGGACCGAGGATCAAATAACAAAAGGTAAGCTACCACAAGAACTAGATGATAGGAGTTATAACAAAT